ATCACCCTTTACAATTATATTTTTACCTTTATTCTTTAATTCTTTATCAAATATTTCTTTCATTGTATCAATTATTTTTTCTCTTTTATCTTTATTTTTAATACAATCATCTAATTTATCGATAAAATTCTTTTCAAATATACTTATATCTTCTATATTTTCTGGTATTCCATTTTCTGTATGAATATAATTTATATTATTAAATATTACTTCATCTTTTGTAAATGCTTGTTTTAAATAACCTTTTAAGATATTTACTTTATTTTCATAATCATAAGTTTCATCAAACCAATTACTATATCCATCATATATATCCACACTTAAACCTTTAAAATCTTTAATTGCTTGAGGGAATTCCCCAGTTAAACTATCACATTCAATATCAAAACTTGCAAGTATAAGATTACTAAATTCATCAATATCTATATTTGGTTTAATTGCTGTTTTTCTACATTCTAACTCAATATCACATTTAAATGATTGATTTTCTTCTTCAATTATTTTAACATTTTTACCTGAAATAGTAATCCATCCGGATGGTTTTATTTTTCTTTCATGAATAAATCGTAAGATAGGATGAATATTTGCTTCATATAAATTTGCTAAACACTCATCATTACAAATCTTTCTCCATTCTTCAATTTTTTTCGATTCCCCTTTTTTAAATAGATCAATACATCCTTTCTTATAACGATTATAAGAACGATTACTATCAAATTCTAATTTAATAAATTTAAATTTCTTTGGTTCATTATTATTATAATCCCAATGATAACCATAAAAATCATAATATAACTTTGGTGGTTTAATTTCTACTTTAATATAATTTTTTTCCCAATATTTAAATGATTTTTCTAATTCTTTAATAATATTTGTTTCAAAAGCATTTTTATCCCATGAATCAGGTATTTTAACATAGAAATAAGGTTTAAAATCTTTTACATGACATACAATATTTTCATTTTTTAATGTTTTACCGTAAATTGTTATTGTAAATATGTTATCTATATCATCAGATTGAAGATCTAAGATATGTAAATCATATTTTTTCATATATAAATATATATTGCTTGATATTTTTAAATAAATATATTTTCAAATTTTAAATCTAGTATTATTTATATGGAAGGAGCAACAATTATACTTATTATAATAGTTGGAATTATGACATCTGTAAATTATTATATTAAGAATAAAGATGTAGTAAAAGTTAAATCAAATATAGATGGTAGAGAATATAGAATTGCAGAAGCTCCAGATCAACAAGAAGTCGCAGATTTATTAGCGAAAATTAATTTAAAAGTTTTAAAAATGATAGAAATGTTAAAAAGTAATCAAGATGAAGGAGTTCAAAGATTATGTAAAAGATATAACCCTGATAGATTAGGAGAAAATTTAGAATATAAATCATATAAGGCATATTCAGTAAATAAAGGTGAAGAGATTGTATTATGTGTAAGAGAAGAAAATGGTCAAATAATTACAGATACAAATACAATGATATTTGTATTAATTCATGAATTAGCTCATATTATGACCAAAGAAGATGGACATCCACCTATATTTTGGCAAAATATGGGTTATCTTTTAAAAGAAGCATCAAAAGCAGGTATATATACACCTATTGATTATTCAAAAAATCCTGTTAATTATTGTGGTGTATTAGTTGATAAAACACCGTATCCTTTTTAATTTTAATATATTATATATTTAATATGGAATCTATAAAAGATAAACCAGATTTTTGTAAAACTGTATTATACAAAAATATATACACAGTTATGTATTATAAAACAAATAAAGATATTGAAAAATTCACATTTATAAATTATCAAGACGATGATAATACTTTAAATGATCAAAATATTATATTAAATGATAGTATTCAAAGAAAAATTATAAATAATTTAAAAGATTATAAATTAGATTCTATAAAAAAATATGAAGGAACAATTATAAAGAATAATTGGTTAAATATTGATGATAGTATATTAACTGTAATAAATAAAATTAGTACTAATTGTATTTATGACATTGATCAAAATATATATGCATGGTATTATGATAAAAATAATAATCCTATATCATTATGTTTTTCATATAATTTTCCAATAAGTAATCCATTTGAAGATAAAATAGACAATAGATTTATAGATGAAAATGATAATTATTCATATAATAATATAGATTACAAATATAATTTATTACTTGAAGATGTTGGCGAAATACAAAATAATATAATAAATGTTATTAAATTAGAAGATTATTTAAAATTTATAGATTTTAAAAATATTGAAAAGAATGAAAAAATAAAAACAATAAATGGAATTATTAGAAAATATTGGCCACGCATAAATGATATTGATTATGTATTAAATTTAAAATCAATCCAAAAGAAATCTTTACAAAAAACTATGAACATACAAAATATAATTAAAAAACAAATTAAATTAGTTGAAGATGAATATTATACAACAAATATAAGTTGCGATAAATTTATACTTAGATTTATGAAATTAGATAATAATAATGATATAAATATAAATATAAATATTATTAAATTATTTACAGATATACAATTATCAAATAAATATCCATTCAGTAAATTATATTTAAATTCAAAAGAAGAATCATATCATAAATTACACAAGGATTATCTCAAAATAATAGATTCAAATATATGTTTATCTTGGATAATGGGAACCAGTTTTTATATGAATAATATTTTTCAATATATATCACAAAAAAATACATTTACAATAATTATTAAAATAAATAAAGATATATATATTAGATTATTATTAGATATACTTGGTAATGTTAGTATTATAATTAATAATAAAGATAATAATAATATAACATTAGAAATATTTAATGAGATAATAAAAGAATGTAATTTATTTATTAATGAGTATATAAATAAATATTTATTATATTCAACAGAAAAAATTAAAAATATTGATTTTAAATGGAATACTAAATATAATGATAATAAATCTATTGATTTTCTAAATTTTACATTGAAATATAATCGAATTGGTATTGAAGTTGAATTTAAAGAATTAAAAACATTATTTAAGAATTTATTTGTTTATACAAGAACAATTGATGAAATTAATTATCAAGAAACAAATACATTACACTTAAGGTATAAGAGAGTTAGTAATTATGATACATTAGATATCAGAGAGGAATTAGTTATGAAATTAAAGAATCCATATCTGAATTTAGATGATAATGAAATAAAAAAAATATTAGGAAATACATTTATCATAACAGAAGATGAAATAAATAAATTATTAGAAAATTGGGCAACAATACAGGATAAAGATATATATTTTAAAAAGATGATAGAGCCAGGTATAGAAATTATTGTAAAGTATAATACAGAATATATAATAATAGATATAAATAATGTTAAGAATATGAGTGAATATAATAGAACTGTATATTTTATACAATTTATAATTGAATTTTATAAAAAATACAAACTAAAGAAAATAGATGAAAAATATAATGAATATTTTTTAAAAATAAATAATTTCTCAAAGAAGTATGATGAAATTAATAAGGTAGATAAAGAAGAATTAAATAAAGATAGACAAGAATTTGATTTAGATGATTTAGATTTAGATGATTTAGATGATTTAGATTTAGATTTAGATGATTTAGATGATTTAGATGATTTAGATGATTTAGATTTAGGTAAAGAAAAGATAAAAAAAGAAATATTTAGTGAAACATATAATTCTACGATAGAAACATCAGAACAAATTGTACAATCAAAAGAAAAATCAAGTGATTCATCTGAGTATAGTTCACTTGAAGAAGATTCAAGTAGTCAACGTGGTAGTGGAAAAGGTAATAAAAAACAGCATGGTGGTGGTAAAGATGATGAAAAGAATTTCACAAGATATTATTCAAAAAGATTAGGTGAACGAGATCCAAAATTATTTAAATGGAAACAAAAAGATTATCCTGATTTATTGCCATATGCGAAATTATGTACTCCAAATAGAGCTTCAACAGGGGCAAGACAACCTATTGTTATTAATGATGAAGAATTAGAATTTATAAATAATAGTAAAGATTTAGGTTCAGGTAAAAATTCATACTCAAATGTTATGAGATTTGGAAGTAATCCAGATCCAGAGAAACATTTAAATTACATATGTCCGCAATATTGGGATACTTCTAGAAATATTAGTTTAGATAAGGATAGTAATGTATGGAATAGAGATGATATAGTTATGAATCCTAAAAAAACGAATAAAAATATATTACAAAGGGTTAGTACTTATTGGGGCAATGATATATTAAATGAAGATGGTATGTATAAAGAATTAGATACAAATAAATTTCAAATAAAAGGAATGGATCCTACAAAACATCCAAATAATATTTCTATGCCTTGTTGTTATAAAACATCAGTTAAAGGATTAGAAAAAGAGAGTAATACATTATCTGATCCAGAAGTATGTTATAAAAATTATTGTTATATTCATCCAAGATTAAAATTATATTTTGATCAAAATATAGAAAAAAATAAATTTTTTGTTAGAAAAGGAATTAAAGAACATACATTATTAGATTGTATAATACAAATATTCAATAATGAATTAGAATATTATGATAATATAAAATATGATTCTATTTTTGATGATTATTTTGATAATAAAGAAAAAATGATAATAATAGAGGAAAAAGACGAATATAATGATAGAATTTTGCAAAATATAAAAAATAATATTAAAAAAAATCCTACAAATATTAGAAAAATACAAGAAAATATATTTTTTATTATTTTAGAAAATGAATTAATAAAACAAGAAATACATAAAGAATTAACAGATACATTGAAAGAAGTATTTTCTCAGAATATATGGAATATTAAAGATGACTTTATAAAAGAATATAATGAAAAATGGATAGAAAAGGAAAAGGAGGGTTGGCAAGATATAATTGATTTTTTATCAGATTTAAAAAAAACAGATATATCAAAAGAAACAGAAATTGGTATAGGAACAAAAGTACAATGGTTAAAAAAAAAAAAAATATTTATAGGAGAAGTTCGGAAAATAACATCAAAAAGTTATAAAATATGTTGTAAACCTATGATAAAAGGTAAAAAAGAGGAATATTATATGGTCCCTCAAAATGAAGTAAGTATAATGATTGAATCAGATAGAGATATTATAAATACATTTCTGAAGGATATTACTGATAAAATAATATTTATAACTATGCCTATTATAAGTATTATTGATGGATATAAATATTATTATAAAAGAATATTATTTATGAATGATTTAATTAAATTTATTAGAAATAATATTTTTAAATATATAGAAAGTGGAAATGGAAATATTGTAAATATATTTAAAATAAATAAAAATGATATAACAGATGATAATATAAAAGATTTTATAAAAATATATCCAAAATATAAATCATATAATACATTAGAAAAATTATATGAATATTTTAAAAATAATATGGATGTATATGAACTATTTACTGCATATACATCCTCAGAAAATTTTATAAAATATTTAGAAGATAAAAAAGAAATAAAAGATGACTTATATGTAATGCCTATAATATGTGAATTTATAAAAACATTTTTAAAAGATATAGATGTTAGATATGTTGTTTTTGAATTTTTAAATGGAGATATTAGAATAAAGAATTCATTTACAAATATACATAATGATTGTAAAACATATACAGAAAAAAATATTAGATATATTTATTTATATAAAATTCGAGAAACATATGAACTATTATGTTTTAAAGAGAATAATGAATATACATATTTATTAAATAATAACAAAAACTATAATAAAATAATTAAAAAAGTAAATCAAGATATATTAAAATATAATAATATTTATAATAAATTAAATATATTTACATATGAAAACATAATTAATAAATTACCATTTGATAGAGTTTATATACATAATAATAAAATGACACATTTAATAACAACAAATAATTGTTTTATACCTATAGATCCATGTTTTATGAAAAATTGTGAGTTAAAATTTATATATGATATAAAAGATATAAAATTAAATACAATCAAAGAAAATATAAAATGTATTCATAAAATAAAAGGTAAGGGTATATATATACCATATAAAACTATTATTAAAGGTGAGAATATAATAAATATTATATTTGAAAATAAAAGTTATATACCTGTACAAGATAAAATTGGAAGTATAGATTTAGAAAGTACCGGGGAGAATGAATTATTTAAATTAGATAATGAAATAGTATTAAATATATATTCAGATGATAAAAGATGTATATTTACAGATCATTTTAATTATGAAATGGAAATAATGAATTTATTTATTCAAAATATGTTAATATATTTTAAATCACAATATAAAAGACATGAAGTAAAAGATATTAATAGTTATAAAATTGGTGGTAAATATAAAATAGGTATTATTACAAATATATTATTATCTCCTCAACGAGATAATCCAAATGGTGGTATAATATATGTTACTTCAGATATTATAAATCATATTCAATCTATTTTAAAAGATGAAATAAAATTAAAAATACATAAAATTGAAGAATTATATTCAATTATTGAACCATTAACAAATAATATCATATATAAATTACCAGAAGAAAAATATATGAAAGAATACACAAAATATATAGAAAATAATATATGTTTTGATAAAAGTAAAGAAGGTTGTAATTATCCATGTTTTTGGAATCGGGATGAATGTAAATTGTATGTTAAAGAAACTTCTATAATAGATGGAAGTAATTTAATCGATAGATTAATATATAGATTTATAGAATTATTATTAATTTATGGAATAGATAAAGAGAATGATAATAATATATATAATTCAATTGATAGTAAGGTTGAATTACATACATTAAAAAATACAGCAAAGAGAAATGAATTATTTATACCATTCTTAGATGAATATAAAGAATATTTAGATTATTTATTTATTAAGAATGAATATATAAATATAATTGATATTGATAAAACGTTTCATTAATCAACATCATATTCTTCGAATACGATTCTTGTTTTTTCTAGATTATCATAATTTGCAATAATCCAGAAAAATAACATATACATACCTATTAAATTATCTCGAAAACTTTTTCGAGGCAATTCAGGTCCGACATAAAAATCACTCATTTCTAAATATTCTAATGAGAATTGACCGATTAAATCTTTATATTTATCATTTTCAATTTGATATAATTTTTCAGAACCTTCATACATACTATACTTTAATTCTCTTGTTACATTTGTTTCATCAATATCTGCAACATGATCAATTGTTTGTTTTAATTCATCATTTAATTTTTCATTCTTTGT